TATGATGGAGATCATGTCCGGTGAAGATCGGATGTACTACCTACAGCGTATGTGGGATTTGTATATTGATGTCTATGTTAGAACTCCGGCACGTATCCGTGGACGTAAACGTAAAAATATTCCATTAGATCAGAAAAAAGCCTATGAACTGTGCTCCGAGCTTACTAAAATTTTTGGGCATTAAATTGAGCCTAGAGATTATAAAACCTAAATCTTACGCTGAACAAAGATTATTTCAGGCTATCCTGGTGCAGGCGTTAGAGGATGCAGTAAACCCTTCAGGATTTAAGAAGGAGACTTACCATAAACATGATTCTCATAAGTGGTTTGTTAGTAATAGTAAAGATTTTCAAGACGTTTGTTGGGGAGCAGATATGGACCCAGATTTTGTAAGAGGAGAATACTTAAAATTAGTTGATAAGGGAAAAATACATTTTACTAAATTGCAGATGTCCTGGATTCGGTATCGTGATTTATATAAGAGGTATCGAGAATGTAATACTAAGGAGGAGAGAAGAATTATTAAGAAACTTATCTTAAAAGAAAATTTAAAGAGATTAGCGTAGTCATGGGGGACGAATGAATTTAACTCCTGGAGGGAAAAACCAGAGAGCAATTATTGTTAGACCCCCAGAAGTTATTAACCAATGTTTATATGTGTAATTAAACACAAGACAAGTGTACCAGAAAACCGGATACCGGACAATGGAAAAAATTCTACTATATAGATTATCTAGAGTAATTGAAAAAGAAAAGTGCCCAGGGGGTAAAAGAGGTGTCCCTGGTGTCCCTAAAGACTATTATTGGCTATATACAACAATTCTAGACGATTTAATGGTGTCCCTATGGTGTCCCTATGGTGTCCCTCAGGGACACCACTCTTGCGGGAACGCAACCAGGAGTATTTGGGGCTATTACTTTACGATGAAATAATCTATATAGTAGAAATATGCGAAAACAATTATTTATATTAGCTAAGGATAGAGTCAAAAAACTATTCCCTGGAAATAAAGAAAAACAAAAACTATATACTGATGAGTATGATAGTGCAAAAATACACATGTCTCATACATCTGCTGATAGTTATGCAAGAGGTGAGGTGAGAAGAAGATTTACACCTAAAAAACCTAAAGGTAGAAAGTAATGCCTGGTGGACTTAAAAAGAAATCATTAAGAACTGAATTAGATTTAACTCCAAAACAAAAAATGTTTGTTGAAATCTATGTTAAAGATTGGGGTTCTATTACACAAGCTGAAGCATTAAAACGTGCAGGCTATGTGTGTACCAATGAAAAAGATTATGGATCTGTTGCATCTAGAATGTTATCTAGAAAACACAGTCCTCATATAGCTAAATACTTTGATAAATTATTTGAGCGTGAAGTAAAAAAATACGAGAGTGACAACCTTAGAAGATATAAAAGGTTAGAAAGAATTGCTGACAAAGCAGAGAAAGAAAAACAATTCGCTGCTGCTATTAATGCTGAGTATAGATCTGGTCAATTGGCTGGAGCTTATGTTGATAGAAAAGAAGTAACAGTCAGTGGTTTGGAGGGTATGTCACGTGAGCAACTTGAAAAAAAGCTTGAGGAACTATCAAACAAGATCGATGGCTACAATGCCAAAACGATTACGATTGAATCCCAAGACGTTACAGCAATTGAAGAAAGTTAGTTGGTCTGAGTGGTTAGATGTTTTTAACCAAGTACATAACTCTACTATCACTACTTCAGTTGGTAAAATTAAGGTAGTGATTGATGATTAAGAAGAAACGACAACAATCTAAAATACTTAACTTTGATTTTAAAAATCTCGGTAACATAATTGATGATTATCCATTTGTGGAAATAGAGTGGCTGGATATCGAAGGTGATGCGGGCTGGTCTTCAACAAAAGATTTGCACAAGGAACAACTACCTGTATGTGTATCGAAAGGGTATTTGCTTAGCCAAAAAAACGGAATTACAAGAATTTTTAGTGATTACATCAAGACAAAAGATAAGCCTACATTTGACAATATTGGTAATACAACTATTATTCCAACAGCAGTGATTAAATCAATCAGGAAGATAAAATTATAATTTACTTACTTAATCATGACTAATAAAAATGGGGAAACTAGGTTATGGCAAAAGGTAAAAAAAGGACTGACTAATTGCTTTCTAACACGCGTAGAATCTAGCACAATCAACGGTATTCCAGACATTCATGCAGTGATGAGTAATGAAGTTTTCTGGATAGAATTAAAATCAGATTCATTAAGTTATCCCAAGCTAAATAAGTGGCAGATTGTATGGATCAACAGGTATATAAACGCAGGAGGCAAAGTAATTATCTTGAAAGAGACCCTCTTGGAGAGGTCTCTTAAACTCTACAGACCGGTGTCCGTTTTCACTGATCCTCGTTCCCTTGTCTCGTTTGCCTCGTTCTCGTTCCCGTTACAATGGCCACTGGTCCAGCAGCGCATCCTTCAGGAGCTGGGATCGCCTCCCGAAGCAGCGTAATGCTCGTTCTCGTTTCCTGGCCACCGTTTCTTCCCTCTTTGTTTACGGTGGCCTGGTGACGGGACCAGCAGCTCAGGATCTCGTTTCTCGTTCTCGTTTCTACTGATACCTCGTTCTCGGATAAAGGTGACCCATCAGGATCTGGTGCAGCCAGTGCTTCCCAGCTGGCCTGGCCAGAACTTCTTCCTTGACAGGTATCCCATGATGTCGTATGGTCAGACAAAACAAAGGAGAATATATGGCAATAGATTTTGAAGCCCTCGATCTCGTTCGAGGAGAGAACAAAGCTCGTTCCTACAACAAGAGAATAGATGAACTGGCCAGGAGCAATGAGGAACTGGTAGCGCTGGTAACTCAGATGGTAAAAGAACTTCCCGATGACAAGAAATGGTCGTTTGAAGAAAGATTAAAAAAAATCAAAAAAAGGACTTGACATATATCCCATCATGTCTTATGTAAGGTCTGCCTACCACGCTGACACACTAACAAGTCGTCTATGTAACAAACGAAAGGGTGGGGTAGGCTTAACCAACAAAGGAGAACTATGAACAAAGAGTCAGAAGACAATGTGGTGTGGTCCTGTCCTGAGCACAGCCTGGACACATACTTTCAAGTAAAGCAGTTTGAAAAAAAACCTGAGGCTAAGGATTTCGTATATGTCCGTTTTGCGGATGGTGATCAAGTAGAGTCAATGTGGGTGAAGATCCTGCAGGGGACGCAGCAGCGCGGCCACGGGAAGCTAGACAATGTACCTGTAAAACTATTAAATAGACAATTGGGTGACACAATCAATTATAAAACAGACAAGGAGGGAGTAACATGGGAAAACAAAAACTAACAGATGCGAACACCGCATCGTCTACAGATAAGCCTGAAGCAGGCAAAGTATACGCACTGACCGGTGCCCCCGGATCTCGCTGCATAGCTAACGGTAACAGCTGGAAGGAGAGTGAGGTGGACCAGGATCTGGCAGCAGGTGCTGATGCTGGTAAAGAAGCGTGAGTTTCGTTCTCGTTTACTTGGGTCTGCTCTTCCTTTTTCCTACATTCACATTGGCCAGCACTGGCGTGCTGGTTCTCGCTCTCGTTGGAGTGCTGTAATGTCGTCTCGTTTCTCGGTTGGTCAGGAGCTGGCCAGGCGAAGCCTTCAGGACTGGCGCCAGACACCAGCACGGAACTCTGCTGGAAAGCCAAATGGTTTGCATTTCTACTTTAGAATGGTTCTAAAAGATAATTGTTGCAAAGGTATATAAGATACGATAAGACATTAGAATTAAACAACAAAGGAGAAAAGTTATGGGACTAGATCAACACGCACACCTTCGTGGTCAAAAAGTAGATTGGGAACAATATTACTCTGATGATGATTACGGAGATAAAGCAAAAGTTTTTGTGTGGAGAAAACACGCAAGACTTCAACAGTTCATGGCAAAGAAGTGGGACGAACAAAACACAAACCATGAGCATGACGGCATGCTTTCACATTTAGGTTTTAATTCTGATTGTGAGGCACCCGTTTATATCACGGAAGATGTTGTGAAAGAATTAGCCGAACAAATACAAGAGGGCTTTAAAGATTATGTAGCTGAAGACGGATTTTTTTGGGGGCAACAATTCCAAGAGGATAGCGTCAAGGAGTATAAGGAACAAGATATTAAGTTTCTTAAATTCTGTGAGCAAGCTATCAACGATAAAAAGGTCGTTGAATATTGGTGTAGTTGGTAATGGCTAAAGATAAAATTAACGAGGCGACTACTGTCGCCTCGTCTCGTTCTCGTCTCGGAAAAAGAAAAGATAATAGTAAGTTAAAGACTGGCGTCCCAGCCCAGCACGGAACGGAACGCGAAAAACTTTTCACCGAAAAAATAAAAAGACTATTTAATTTGTTAGAGGATAATAATGCTAATACTACTATTGCTAGACCTAATAAACTCAACTAAAAAAAAGATAAATAAGCTATTGCATAAGATTTAATAAGATATATAAGAATAGGGTATTCATAAGAATATATAACTTAACAAAGAGGAAAATATGCAAACAGCAAAAAAGCTAAAGCAAGACGAAAAAAAAGTAGTCCTAGCTTATGCATCACTAAAGCTAAAAGCAAATAGACTTAACAAAGAGTTAGACAGTATGAAAGAACACATTGTTAATCTATTTGATAGAACAAACCAAAACTTAATCATTGTTCAAGATGAGCATGGAAATAGTTTTGGACTACAAAAGATTAACAGAGTTAGGAAATCTTTTGACAAAGATAAATTTAAATTAAGTCATTTAGATTTGTGGAACGCACACCAAAAACAAATTGAGTATGCTGAGTATAAGGCTATTGGCGAGGTATCAAATGCCCAATAATGATTTGATTAACATTGCTAATGTGTTGAGTGAGAAGTTAAACTCTAATGCACCTACTTCACTTGCTGACATGGTGGTGGACAATGGACAGAAAAAACAACTCAACTATGAGATCATGTTCCAACTGTTAATGGGCGAATGTGAAAAGCATATACTTGAGAACGTGGGCAACCCAATCGTTGACGAGTTTAAAGACAATGTACTAAAAAAGTTTAGTACACTTGTTCAAGCAATACACAACACAGAATAATAATAAACACTACCCAATGGCGCGTTATACTACGCGCCATTGCTGTATCTAGCCTGTACCTACTACAAGGCTCATATCATTTACAAAACTACTTTTAATTTTTACCTGTCAGGGTTTCGCGTTGCTAGGCTAGGTTTTTTGGCGAAAGAGGTTTACAAAGCATAATACATTCATATACTAGGGTCCCAAACGGTATGAATATAGAAAACCTTACAGAAGAAGAAATAAAAGATATTATTCTTAAAAAACAATTAGAGTGGATCAAGTTATGCCAAGATGATTTTTTAGTTTTCGTTGAGGCAATGTGGGAAGATTTTATTTGTAGGAAGGACCCAAAGAATAAGGGGCACCATCAAATTATTGCTGAAGCTTTTCATCAAATAGCAGATGGTGATGCAAAGAGGCTCATCATTAATATGCCTCCTAGACATACTAAATCAGAATTTGCATCTTATTTATTCCCCGCTTGGTATATCGGAAAGTATCCAAAGAAAAAAATTATGCAGGTTTCACACAACGCTGAACTTGCATCAAGGTTCGGTAGCAAGGTTCGTAACTTAATGGCTACCAAGGAGTATAAAGAAATTTTTGGAAATGTTACTTTAAGAGAAGACAGTAAAGCAAAAGGCAGGTGGGAAACCAATCATGGTGGTGAATACTTTGCAGCGGGTGTTGGCGGATCTATCACAGGTCGAGGGGCCGATTTGCTTATTATCGATGATCCACATACTGAACAAGACTCAATGTCTGATTCAGCTATGGAACGTGCTTATGAATGGTACAGTTCAGGACCCAGACAACGTTTACAACCAGGAGGTAGGATCCTTGTTGTAATGACTCGTTGGGCTACCGATGATTTAACAGGAAGGCTCATCCGAGCACAATCTGGTGTTAAATCAGATCAATGGAAAGTAATTTCATTTCCTGCAATTTTAGAAGACGATAAACCTGTATGGCCTGAGTATTGGTCGAAAGAAGACCTAGACGGTGTCAAAGCTTCTATCTCCGTTAAGAACTGGAACGCACAGTATATGCAGGACCCAACCTCAGAAGAAGGTGCAATCATTAAAAGGGAATGGTGGCAAGACTGGGATAAGGACTATCTTCCAAAATTGCTACACGTGATACAATCTTATGATACTGCATTTTCTAAAAAAGAATCTGCTGACTACTCTGCTATTACCACCTGGGGTATCTTTGAACCGGTAGACGGTTACGAAAAAGCAATAATACTTTTAGATGCTCACAAAGGTAGGTATGACTTTCCAGATCTTAAGAATGTTGCATTAGAGCAATATCATTACTGGGAACCGGAAACCGTAATTGTAGAGGCTAAAGCTTCAGGACAACCCCTAATACATGAACTTAGACGTGCAGGAATCCCTGTAATAGATTTTGTACCATCAAGAGGACGAGACAAGCATACTAGAATAAATAGCTGTTCACCTGTGTTTGAGTCTGGTATGGTATGGGCACCGTTAGACGAACACTGGGCACAGGAAGTAATTGAGGAATGTGCAGCGTTTCCTAATGGACAATACGATGACTATGTTGATTCTATGACCCAAGCTGTGTTAAGATATCGACAAGGTGGATTTGTTTCAACATATTCTGATGACTGGGACGATCCTCCAATGAAATTAGAAAAAGAGTATAAATATTATTAGGAGATTCAATGAGTCCAAAACAAAAAAAATTAGCTGCAAAAGCTCCACCACCAAATAAATTAGACGAAAAAGATTTCGCTGTTCTTAGAGCTGAGAAAGCAAAAGGCAGAGGCATGGGTCTTCAAGACGAGAAGGTTCAACCAGGTAAAGTTATGAAAGCTAAAATGGGTGTAGCTACAGATTACAAAAAATATTTAAAAGGACTTAAGAAAGCAACTGACTCTGTGAAAAAAGATAAAGAAAATAAATTTATTAAAAGAAGAATGAAACTTATGGGAATGCCAAAACTTTCTAAAGGAAGTGAAAAGAAATTAATGACTCCAGAAGAAAGAGCTGATTATGTTAAAAAAGCAAAAGTTCGTTTAAAGGCTACTGCGGAATCTTTAAAGGATAAACTTCACCCAAAGAAAAGTGACAGATTATTTTCAAAACATAAAAAAATGGGTGGTGGCATGATGCAAAAACCCATGGGTTATAAATCAGGAATGGGACCTGCAGGTGCTGCTGGCCCTTCGGCAGGTAGACCTAGCGGAAGAAGACCAATGACACAAGGGCCTAAAGGTGGAATTGGATCTATGCCAAAAAAAAGAGATAGTTCACAAATTATAGTTATGACTAAAGATGGACCTAAAAGAATAACAATTGGTAGAAGTGAATTAGATAACATGTCTGCTCCTGAGAAAAAAATGGGTGGCGGTATGATGAAAGCTAGAAGAGGAAGAATAGTAGATGATCAAAAAAGAGATAAAAGAAATCCAAATAGAAAACCAAGCACTAAAATTTTTGATAAAATAGGAGATATTTTAAAAACTCCTTATTACATCAGAGGTGGAAAAAAAGAAAAAAAAATGGGTGGTGGTATGATTGGCTCAAGTCAAAGACCTGGATATTCAAAAGGTACTATGGTCAAAGCTAGAGGTTGCAAACTAGGTAGAACAAGACCTACTAAAATTACATAGGAGGGACAATGTCCCTTAGAAATCTTCTAGGACTAGGTAGAAAATTAGTTCAAAAAAAAGCAGATGATGCTGTACCTGAAGCTATCGAGACAACCACTATTGGTGGTCTTCCTGACCTTGCTAAATTAAAAACACCTACTCCAAATCTACCAACTGTTGCTGAACAGTCTAGAGCTTTAGTTGCAAAAGAACCGCAGATACAAGCACCATTGTTATTACGTCCAATGGACAATATGAAACCTACTGCTGTTTCTCTTGGTGATGATTTAAAATTAAATAAAATATTTGGTTCTTCTACATACGATAGAATTGCTATGAAAGGTGATGGTTCTTTTACTGCAGATGAATGGGCAGACTGGTTAACGGACAGGGGAAAAAGAAGATTTAAATTATTTGGCAAAGACTTTGAAGAAGGTTTTGTAACCGGTAGAAAATTTAAATACGATACTGGTAAAGCAAAAGCAACACCTCATTTATTAAACAAAGAGATGACAGTTCCAATTGAAGAATTATTTGATTCAAACATTGCACAATTTAATAGAGCAGGAGATCTTACAGGTGGCTTATTATTTTCTGCTAAAGAAGCAGGAGTTAAAATACCAGGACGTGTACTTGCTGATATGGTACAAGACAGTCCTATAAACAGAATTAAAATAAGAGAACTTGGTATTCCCCAAACAGTTATTAACAAAACAGAAAACACTGTTAAAACACAAATAGCTAGACTTGCAGATATGGAGCGATCGCTTCAAAGAACTATCAATGTAAACCCAGCAGCAAGTAGAGTAGAAAAAATTGAAGAATTACGAAAAGAAGGTTTAGAGGTTGCTGATATGAAAGCAAACCTTAAAGATTTAAGAAATGAATTAAGAGCTTTAAATGATGCTGTCAGGGATGGTAATTCTTCTGCTGTTGAAGATGCTTCAGTAGGGATAGCAAATCTTTTTAGTAAAATAAAAAAAGGACTACCTAGTGATAAAAAAATTGCAATCAATAAAATGCAAGGTGAAGTAGATGACATTGTTGCTTCAACAAGAAACATTACACCACCTAAATTCCAAGGTCAAACTGGCTATACTTATCCAGGAGGTCAAAACTATAGAGAGGCAGTTATTGTTTTAGATGAAAGTATTCCTAAAAACATAAGAGGAGGAAGAAGAGAGAACCCACATTTTAAAGGTAAAGAATATGACAATCCTCTTGCACATATTCGTTGGGACACAAGAACTACATCAGATGGTAAGAAAGCTTTTTTAATGCATGAAATACAATCAGACACTAATCAGGGTATTAGTAAATTTTTAAGAGATCAAAAGGCAGAACCATTTAATACATCTTTAAGACAAAATCCTTATCAAAATGAAAAAATTTTAAAGTTCTTATTTGATTCTAGAAAAAAATTAAGTGACGAAGTTTTAAGTGGTAAACTAAGTGCTACACGAATGGAACTTAATGCTAAAAAAATAAAAGACTTAGATGAAGTAATTAAAAAAACTGTAAAATCTCCAGATGCAAGATATGATAGTTATGGCAAAGTTCAGGGGGGAGCAACAGGTGTCGATTATGTTCCATTACTTGATAGAGCGTCACAAGCAAAAGCTAGCTTAGCATATTTAACCAATCTTGCAGCAAGAGAAGGTGTAGACTATGTTGCAGTGGCTCCAGTGAATTTAATGAAAAGAGGAATTTCTCTAGATACCTACAATAAAACTTCAAATACAAAAGCTTATCAAGAAGCGTATGGTTATTTTAGAGGTAATAAAACACCAGGTTCTAAATCACCTGCAGTAATTCCATCGTTAATGAAAAAAATAGGAAAAGATTTTGATACAAAAGCAGGGACTATAAAAATTTCAAAATCAGATCCAACAAAACCATACAAAAGAGTTGAATCAGAAGAATTAGATATTTATGATGGTAATCAATATAAGGTGGAAAAGCATACCAGTGCATCTAGCAACCCAACTAGTGGTTCTACATTAATACCCGACAACGACCTTAGATTGTACACAGACGTTTTTTCTGTTAAAGTATCACCAAACATGGTAAACCCACAAAAGATCTACAAAAAAGAAGGTGGATTTATCAGTAAATATAATTAAGGAAAAACATGGCAGTAGAAAAGCAAGAACCCCAAACAGAAGATATTTTAGAAGAAGAAGTAGAAGTTGATTCAATGCCTGGCGGTGAAGAGGTAGATGTAGCTGTCGAAGGTGAAGAAGTACAAGAGGAAAGACCTCAAGACGATTTCAATGCAAACTTAGCTGAAAGCATGGATGAGAGAGATCTCAAAGACATGGCCATGGAGCTTATTGAAGAATACAAAAAAGATAAAACTTCTCGAAAAGAATGGGAAGACGCTTACATCAAAGGTTTAGATTTATTAGGAACTAAGTATCAGGAAGTAACCAAACCATTTAAAGGAGCTTCCGGTGTCACGCATCCTTTATTAGCTGAGTCTGTTACACAATTCCAAGCACAAGCATACAAAGAACTTGTACCATCTGATGGGCCTGTACGAACACAGGTTGTTGGCTTACAGACACCGGCTACCGAACAACAAGCAGATAGAGTTAAAGATTATATGAACTACCTGCTGATGGAGGAGATGGAAGATTATACAACTGACATGGATCAAATGTTATTTTATCTACCACTATCAGGATCTACTTTTAAGAAAATTTACTATGATGCGTTATTAGATAGACCTGTATCTAAATTTATTCCAGCAGAAGATTTAGTAGTTCCTTACTACGCATCTGATTTAAAAGATTGTGAGAGAATAACTCACGTTATTAAAATGACACAGAATGAAGTCACAAAGAAAATGGCTGCAGGTTTTTATAGAGACATAGAATTAATCGACAGCAGTTCAGAACCAGATTCAGTACAGAAAAAATTAAACGAACTTGAAGGTGTAAAAGGTAATGGTTCAGATTATTTAAATACAATTCTTGAAATGCACGTAGATTTAAATCTAGATGACTACGAAGACTTTGATGACAAAGCTAAGAAAATAAAAATTCCATACATCGTAACAATCGATGAAGGTAGTGGAGAGGTTTTATCTATTTATAGAAATTACAAACCAGGTGATTTAAGTTATTCAAGAGTTGAATACTTTGTTCATTACAAATTTTTACCAGGATTAGGTTTTTATGGTTTTGGTTTAACACACATGATCGGTGGTTTATCGCAAGCTGCAACTCAATCATTAAGACAATTAATTGATGCAGGAACTTTAAAAAATTTACCTGCAGGATTTAAGTCACGTGGTATCAGAGTACGTGATGATGACCAA